ATGAAAGTGATATAGGCTCAGGGGTTGGCTTAGTGTTAATCGGTAATGACAAGGTTTACACCCGTATCAAGGGCGGCATTAACCCCGCTCACGAATACGGCAGACTTTGGTCACGCAATGCTAAACGCACCAGCATTCAGAAAACCAAGCAGGCAGACACTAAAGCGGTTGCAGAAGCGTGGGGACTGAGGGATAACCAAGAGGTCTTAGAAGTAATGCAACGCATTACCGAAACAGGTGGAGGTTTGCGAATTTTAACCCACACCCTACGCCTTGCAGGAATGGTGGCAAAAGGCTCAAACCGCCTCATTGATGCAGATTTAATTACACAAGCCAGAGCCGAATTACTCGGAAAAGGAGAATAAAAATGAAAACCAAACGCCTAAACAAAGGCAACCACCTAGCTTACAAATTCCTAGAACTAGAACAAGCACAAAAAGCGGTGATGTATTGCAACGCTATGGGGCTAACAGTCACAGACATTGACTTTAGTCGAATTAAGCCAACCTTGCGAGTAATGCATAACAAAGTGACCGAACAAATGCTTGTAGAAGACAAGGCTATTATCTTCAAGCATGGCTCAGACGACAAAGCCATACGCTACAGCGAGGGGCAATTTATGGTAGAGGGCATCCGCACTATTTTTAGAGTGGAAGATATTGATATTCAACCCAAACGAACACCAACAGAAATAAAGCACTAGGAGCAACAATGAAAAAAACTCTCATTATTTTAACCGCACTTTTAGCCTTATCTGCTTGCGATGAACCATGGCAGAAAACAGACAGAAGCAAAACTTACTACGGCGGTTTAGTTGGGCGAATAAGCGAGGTTTGCATTGATGGTGTGACTTATTTAGTCGTCAATGAAAAAGGCATCACCCCAAAAATCAACGCAGACCACTACCCTTATATCTGCAACGCAAAAAATACTAATATACCACAAAACTAACCAACAGGTGAAAAACCATGGCTAAAAAAGCAACCCAAATTAAAACCGACACCCACGCAGTACGCTTACAAAGTCGTGATGATGTGGAGTTGGCGATTAAACAAATTGGCGACCTACAACGCCAATTAGAACAAACCGCTATCGAACAAAACAACGAACTAGCGACAATCACTGAAAAATACGCCCCCAAAATCACCGCACTTAAAGAGCAAATTGAGCCTGTGCAACAAGCGGTGCAAGCGTGGTGTGAAAGTCGACGTGATGAACTTACGCAAAACGGCAAAACCAAAACAGGCGTATTTAACACAGGCGAAGTGCAATGGCGCCAACGCCCACCAAGTGTAGCGGTGCGTGGCGTAGATAGCGTCATCGAAAGCCTAAAAACCCTCTGGCTACTGCGTTTTATCCGCACTAAAGAAGAAATTAACAAAGATGCCATGCTCAACGAACCAGAACTAGCGGCAACAGTGGCTGGTGTCACAATCCGCAAAGGCGTGGAAGATTTTGTGATAACACCGTTTGAGCAGGAGGTGAAGTGATGAGTGAATTGGTGATGATTGCTTATTTCATCTTTCTTGGATTTATATTCTGGGTATTTGCCAGATACTTATAAAACCCTTTTCAACGCTCTTTAAACCTGATTTAAGGGGCGTTTATAAAGTGTTTTAAATCATAACCAACAGGAGCAAAAAATGAAAAAGCCAACTTTTAACCGCTTTACTCATTGGAGCAAAGAGGCGGCAAAACTAGAGCAAGCAGGCAAATATGCAGACGCAGCAAAAGCATGGGACGTGGCAATGTTAAACGCCACAAGCGAAAACAAAGCATGGTGCGAAAATCGCATGGCATTTTGTGAACGAATGGCAATAAGACCTTTTAAGGAGGAATAAATGATAACTGAAAATGAAAAAAAGCGGTAAATGAAGGTATCGCCTACTGCATAGAGCAACTTGAAGAGGCACAAAAATACCTGTGAGATGAAGATGTAAATGCCACCTTAATATTCACAGCCAATAGCCTTAAAAGATTACAGAACGTGAAATTAAGATTACAGGTAAATCGGTTTAATCAGTAATGAGGTGTAAAAATGACTCTTAAAGAAGAAAAATTAACGATGAAATTACAGGGGAAAAAAGAAAATGAGTGAATTATTTGATGAACATAAACCAAAAATCTGTTTAGAAGTAATTTTTAAAAATAGTCATGAAATTTACGATGTAGTGATTGATGCTAATACAAAGGTATTAGGAGGGAAAGTTGGCATTGTTGATTGGGAAGGAACAACATTTGATGATCAACTTTATTTACTAAGTTTATTTGATGATAAACAAATGGCATTTATCAGAAAAAGACCAGAACATCATCACAAAGTTGTAGCTGTAATTTATAAAGCACTTGAAGATGTTGTTGATGAAATTGTTGAGTATGAATTTTGGTTTTCGCAGGGTGAAAATAGCTAGCTAAATTAACTGGGTGGTGGGCTTAAGCCCACCCTACAAAAAAACATAAAAAAGTGCGGTCATTTTTTTATGTTTTTTTAAGGAGAAAACAAACATGAAGTTATGCCGTTGTCCTGTGTGTCATAGTGACATACACCTAGACCAACTGCTTGAAGATGACGCAGGGCGTGAAATCTTAACCATTTTAACCCAACTAAAAGGCAATAATGCACGAGCTATTGTGAATTATATTGCCCTGTTTCGCCCCGAAAAATCCGCCCTCTCTAACAGCCGAGCATTAAAATTAATGCAAGAGGTGTTAGTGCTTTACAAACCAAGTCCACTACTTGCTCATGCCCTAAGTGAAACGGCAAACAGTGTGATGAAAAAACGCAGAGACAAACAAAATACCGCACCTTTGAACAATCATAATTACTTAAAACAAGTCTATGAAAGTGCAAAACCGCTGTTTACCGTAGTGCGAAATGAGCAAAACGAAGAAGAAATACAAAGCCAAGCACAGCAAGCCAAAGCCCAAGAAGATAAGCGTATTGATGATATTCAGTATGTGGACCGCTTTGTCCGTATGGGGAGGACAGATATAGTACAGAACACGCCTGAATATCAAGTATGGTTGCAATGGAAAGAGGCGCAACAACAATGAACAACAAGCAAAAATACATACAGCTTATTCATATCGCCAAACAACAACTCAACATAGACGAATACAGCTACAGAAGCATGTTAGAACGCCTAACCGCCAAAAATAGCACCACAAAAATGACCCTTGTGGAGTTGTCAAAAGTATTACATGAGCTAGAGCAAAAAGGCTTTAAAGTGCGGTCAAGAAGAGGTGCAAGTCCGAAAACCACAAAAGCCCAAGTAAAAAGCAATATCGCCCTCAAAATCCGAGCTATTTGGATAGATATGGCAAAACAAGGACAACTCAAAGACGGCTCAGAACACGCCCTAAATGCATGGGTAAGAAGCATTGCAAATCCACTATTGGAAAAGCAGCACAAACCTATCGTCTTAAATGTCCAAGCCCTAGATGACCACATGGCAAGCATCGTACTAGAACGCCTGAAAAAATGGCAAGCAAGAACCTCAAAATAAAAATTTTAAACCGCTTAAATGGCGGTTTTTCTTTTTTAAATCAAAGTATTATATTTTATTTGGCTATCTCTGCTAAAAAAATTCCATGCAATATGGAACAAGATTGCTATAATTTCAAGCACTTAACAATCCAACCACAAGGGGAATAAAATGCAACAACGCAACATTGAAACATTTGAACAAAAAGCCCCTGAGATATTGGCAGATTTAGCTAAGCATATCGAAGCAGGCTTAATGGCAAGAGTGGCAGCAAACGATGACTGGAACATTAACAAAGCCAAGCAAATTAGTGTTGATGTAGCACACGAGATAGCCAATGCGTGGGGTGGTGAAGTGATTTATATCCCTCGCAATGTTGCTCTGTTATTAAGTGAGCGAGACCATAAAATCTGGCAAGAGTTTAACGGTTTTAATCATAGAGAACTCTCCCGAAAATACAGCGTCTCCATGGTGTGGGTTTATCAGATTGTAAAACGAATGCGGAAAGCCGAGATTGCACGCAATCAGTTTGATATGTTTGCCAACGAATAACTCAAAAAGCCACCACAACGGTGGCTTTTTGTGTAGGATAAAATCACAATGCTGGCGCCCGTGTCCTCACCACACCTG